CTGGCGCTGGGGCTGGGCGATTCGGACGCGCTGGGGCTGGATGATGGTGAAACGCTAGCGCTGGGGCTGGGCGATTCGGATGCGCTGGGGCTGGATGATGGTGAAACACTGGCGCTGGGGCTGGATGATGGTGAAACGCTGGCGCTGGGGCTGGATGATGGTGAAACGCTGGCCGACGGCGAACTACTTGCGGCAGCTTCTGGATAACCAACCAAGAAAAAATCGACATTCGTGCTTGATATGTTACCTTCTATTAACCGACTGGCGTCCGCTTCAACAATCCCCCATGCATGTTGTTCTCCCGCACATGGGCCGGTTACATTTTCACTTGAACCATTTTCGCGTAACCCATACGTTTGAGACCATACAGTAGATATCACCTCAATAAAGCCGCCGGTTGCTCCTACTGGCAAAGCACTTAAATCCGTCCATGTTCCGGTTGAACCAAGTGAAAGGGCGGTTGCATTGGTATTGAATGTACAGTTATCAGTAATATACCCAACTAACCATAATTCTGCATTGGAATGATCATCAACATTCGCCTCGCAAATTTCCGAATTATCGACCCCAATGATTGCCGCGCTTCTTTGGTCGCAATCATAAACTCTGTTATCGGTTGAACCATTTTCGCGAATTCCCCAGTCATTAGCTGAAGGCGCGATAACCTGAAAAATTGCGCCTGTTGCGGTATCGCCGCCGGTATCGGTTGAAATATCCACATCGACCCAACTGCTAGAACTGCCCGGCGTTTTGTCAACCGCGTTTGTAAAAAATGATGCGTCCGCGCCAAAATAACCAACTAACCAAAGATTGTAGTCGCTCCAATCCGCCGAATACGCTTCAAAAATTCGGTTTGAATCAACACCTATTGCCATCCAACAATGCGAATCGTCGCCGTATAGATAGTCTGACATTGTATCGGTTGACCCATTCTTACGTACACCAAACGAATCTACACTTGCATTTCCAACATTTTGGAAATGCAAAATAACGCCAGTCGCGCCGCTTGGCACGCTTGACGATACGTCAACGTCAACCCACGAACTATCAGTACCAGGTGTTACATCTGAAGGGGATAACCATGTTATCGCCATTAAATATTATTCCTTGCGTTCCCGCTTTGGCTTTTGGATAGTTATTCCGCGTTCGGTTTTAATCGTTTTGATTGCTTGCGTTGCTTTCGCTGACCGGCGACCTATGGGGCGATTATCTTTATCGCGAATAATATCATACTTGTTTTCATCATATCGTTTTTCTGCCGGCAGCTTGCGATTTTCTGCATGTAGTTCTTCCGTATAATGCAACCAAATTAAACCATGCAAAATATCAAATAGTTCCTTCGATTCTTCGGCAGTTGGTTGCACATCGTAACCGTTCCAAGACTTGCTTTGGCCGTGTTTCCAGTAGTTATAATATGAGTCTTCTAGGCTGTCATGAAGATTGTTGTAACCCGCGTCAAGATTGCGCCGCAATGCTTCGAATTGTACGCCCGCCAAATTGCGATTATGATTAAAATATCTTTTGCGCTTCGCCATTAGAAACCCCTTCCTTTAATCCGCGCTTTTGTAAGCATTCACCCATTCCGCCCATGCGGTTATTGCCGCCCCGTTATTAATTAAAAACACCGTTATTTCATTATCCCCGGGCAATAGGGATAATTCTCCAAAATCACTATTTGGTAATATTGCATCAAACCGCTGCCCAAAAAAATCAGAAATTACTGTTTTTTCTTTTGGTTCAAGGTTGATAGATATGGTCTCACCATCTAACAAGCCATAGTTAAAAAACAAGCGGCGGCCCGTTGTTTCATTGGTAAACGTTGCCATCAATGTAGAAGTCCCGCCGGTACGCTTAAAATACATTTTGGGGTAAACGGGTTGGTTCCCTTCATTGTCAATTGTAACCAGTCCAGCATAATCAACCGACCCATTAGTGGAAAACCCTATATATAAGTCAAAATTGTTTGGGTTTATTGGATCTGGCGGCCCAAATTCGGGAGAATAAACAATTGATACCCCTGGGACTTCCGTATCTACTTGTGCAAATGATGCGCCATTCCAAACGGTCAAATATTCAATGTTATCATTCCCGCCGGCGGAAGTGAACGCGCCGGAAATGTACAAATCATTATTAGGGGCTAACCTTAACGTCTGCACATTCCCGCCGGCGGATCCAACGCCGCCGCCCATATCAACCCATGATACCCCATTCCATTCAGCCAGGCCGGACAACGTGTTACCGCTGGCGGCGGTAAATATGCCGCCCGCGACTAAATTGCCATTTTCCAAAATCACCAAATCATAGACAATGGTGCCAGTAAAGCCGCCATCCAAGTCGCTCCATGTGGTTCCATCCCATTGGGCAACATAGTTAACTGTATTGCCGCCGGCGGTCGAGAAAAAGCCGCCCACATAAATGGTATTATCCAAACCAACCGCAATTGAAGTCGAGTAATTATTTAGCCCGGTTCCCAACGCGGAAAAACTTGAACCGTCCCAAGATGCGATACGATTCGCCGCGGTTCCGCCTATGGATGTGAACGCGCCGCCAACATACATTATCCCAGTTTTGTCAAATGCAAAACTTTTAACCAACCCGTTGGCACCGGTACCCAACGCGGAAAAACTTGAACCATTCCAAGATACTAAATAGTCCGCGTTTGCAATTCCAGCCGCATTTGTAAATAGGCCACCAAAATAAATGGTGCCGTCTGGCCCTTCTGCTATTGCTTCAACGTTGCCGTTAATATCGGACGCGCTTCCAATTGTATGCCATGTTTCCGCTTGTGGGTCGTATCTGGCAATATAATCACGCCCAGCCACGCCGCCCCAACCAGTAAATGAACCGCCTATATAAATATCACCGGTTGAAGCCCGTAAGATTTGGAAAACGGTACCGCCGGATGTATGCGCGCCAACGCCCAAATTATCCCATTGTTTTGAACTTTTCAACCTGGCGGCGATATTATAAACCGTATGGGTGTCAGTTGTATCTAATCCAATGGCATGGTTGCCTATTTCATAGAAAAACGGATCCGGCGCAAAAAAACGAATTGCCGCCCGTTCGACATAACCAGGCGCGCTGGCGGTTATGGATCCTTCAAGGCCGGATTCATAATATGCTTTTATTTCCTTTTGCACCGCCGCGCCTGAATAACGCAATGTCACGGGTTGCCATCCGCCTGGATCGGCTGGATAGGCGTCATGGGCTAAAACATCAATTAAGGCCTGGCGTTTGGTTTGCAAATCATCCCAGCCGCCCGACTCGTGAAATGCGCCCGTTATGGTGAAAACTCGAGGCGGTTGTTTTATACTGTTGAATTGCGCGCCAGGCAAGTCCGCATATGAATCCGCGTTAACCATAATGGGAGAATAACCCGCGCCCAAAAAACCGCTGGTATAAAAATCAAAATCATCTTGCAAGTCCCTAACCCGCCCGCCGGCGCGCGCGGTCGCGGCGCGCGTGCTAAATGATTCATTAGCAACGCCATCCCAAACACAGCCGGGTCTGGATCCATCACAATACGTTGTCCAGTAATCTTTTTCCTCAATTTGCACACCATCCACATACCAGTCACCGGATCCCGCGCCCGATTGCAAAATATAAAACGTGGTTGACCCATTGCATTGGGCCGCCGGCAATTGTACGCCATACAGATTCCAGTTTTCATCAATCGACTCAATTAAGGTTGGCACATGGTAATTGCTGACGTCAATGGTGGTTGTAAGGCCGCCCGCCGGCAAGGTGCCCCGAACGCGAAACGTCGCATAATGAATCGCATTGGCAAGCGATTCAAGGGTTAAATGTAACCCTTGCCCATTGGCGGCGGATTGCGCGCGATAAGAATATAAGCCATATTTTTGATAAGTGGTTGAACGTGTTACAACGCCGCCGGCAAAATTCCCGGTTGTTTCCGCGGATGGATTCAATACTTTGTTTTCCGTTGCTTCTGGCACAACGATTCCCCAATAGGACATGGAATCCCCCTTAAATACAATGGGCACATAAATATAATAATTTTGTGCCAAAACTGGATTAAAAAAAACAACCCCAAATAGAAGCGAAAATAGCACTATTTTTTTGATCATCGGGCCGCCTTTCTTATCCTGGCGTAAACGCGCGCATTGTTTCAAAGTCTTGAATAACTGTAGAAACCGGCGCATTGCTATTTATAGTCTGATTATAATAATAATTGTTTGTGGTTGCCGACCCGCCGGCGGCGGATCCGCCGCCCAAAACGGTGCCCGCGGAAACGATTGAACCAATGCCGGCGAGTCCACTTATGCCGCCGGCAACGCGAGTCATGGCATTCACGCCGCCCAGAGCGTCAGTTATGCCACGTAACCCAATTTCAAGCGGTGTTGGTGACCCGGGAGTCAACCACGCCGGCAATGATAAGTTACGAATTGAATCCGCCAAATTGCGAATCCTATCCGCGACCCCACTAATAGCGTTTTTTAAGGATCCGGCGGCATCCTTTAAGGAGCTAAATAAACTTTTAACTTTATCTAAGGCAGATGAAAGCGGGCCGCTTAACGCATCCCCTAGAGATTGGAAAATAGGTGTTAAACTACTGGATATAAAATCCCATATTGATTGCATTGCCGGAAGTAATACATTTTCAAACAATGCTTGAACCGTTTCTATCGATTTACTTACATTTGCTTCCAACAAATCAGCCAACGCCAAAAATATGGGCATAAGCGGGTCTTGTATGAATGCCCAAACGGATTCAATTGCCGGCAATAACACCGTTTGCCATAAATCGGAAAGCGTTTGTAATGCTTCCGGAATATTTGTCATAAGCCAGTCAAACAATTCCTTTGAAAGCGGCAAAACCGTATTTTGCACAAACGCCCATACATTCATTAAAGCGGGCAATAATATCGTTTGCCAAAAATCGGAAAGCGTTTGTAATGCAATGGGGATTTGAATCTGTAACCAATCCCATAATTGTACCAAATAGGGTTGTATTTGATTCCAAACATTTGTGAGTATATCTCTAATGCCGCCCCAATTTTCAGTCCATGCCATTGCTAACAAACCAATTGCGGCAATTACCAATGTTACCGGGTTGGCGATGGCGGCAATAGTCGCGGTTATGGTTGTAAATACGGTCGCGCCGGCAATCACCGCAATAATTGCAACTAATGCATTCCGGAATCCTTCCCAATGCTGATTAACAAATGTTATTGCCTGGCTTAATGCCGGCATGATATTGGCGGCGATTTGTTGTAATACTGGAGTCACGGATCCGGAAACAATAACCGCCAGGTTGGAAAATTCCATTTTAATATTTTCAAGAAGAGTCAAGGCTTCTGGCCCCAAACCTAATGCCTCAAAAAGCCCAGCCGCGCCGCCGGCCTGGAATGCATCAAACAAATTTATAACCTTGCCAATTATGTCATCAATCACCGGCCCGACTACATCAAAGATACCTAAAACAAAGTCCGTTATCGGGCCAAACGCCGCCATAACTCCAACGCCCAGCCGACTAAATGCCGGCGCAATTCGGTCGCCAACATCGGTTAAGAATACCGCGCCGCGGGCCTTGATTTTATCCAACGTTCGCCCGATTCCGGTTTCCATCCTGTTATATGCGGTATCGGTTGCGCCGGCGGCGTTCGCCATTTCTTCAAGGTTGGCGGTAAAACGGTCGGTGCCCTTACCAGTTAACCCAAGGGCGGCGTTGCCGGCTTCAACGGATCCAAACAAGTCGCTTATATTTTTACCACTGGCGGCGGCGGCTTCTTCAAGTATCTGCAAGGCCTGTTGTGTATTGCCGCCCTGGGCAATAAATTCCTTAAAAGAAACGCCCGCCGCGTCTTCAAACGTTTTGGCGGTTTTGCTTGTGGCCTTGGATAACTCAACAAACATCTGGCGCATTTGCGTGGTTGCAACAGAAGTCGGAGTCCCCTGGGCAGTTAGGGCGGCAATGCCGGCGGTAACATCCCCAAACCCAACGCCCAGCGCGCTAGTGGTTGGAATTACATTGAATAAACTCTTGCTTAATTGATTGAAGTCAGTTTTTCCCAATTTAACCGCGGTAAACATTAGGTCGCTTGCTTCTGTAGCGTTTATAATATCGGCCCCATACGCATTTACAACGCTTGAGATACCATTTACAGCGGTTTCCAATTCGGTAACGCCGCCAACCGCGGCCTTTTGTGCGGTTCCCAGAAAATCAAATACGTTGTTTGGTGGAACGCCGGCGGATATAGATTGATACAAGGCCGGTACAACCTTGTCGGGCAAGACTCCAAATTCGGCGGCAAACTCTTTAGTTTGCTGGGTCATCTTATCCATTGCCGACTCGGTAATGTTAGGCATTAGGGTAAAAACTTCATTCATCCCAGACTCAAAGCCCATGAAAGCATTAAGCCCAGCCACGCCAAAACCGGCAACCGCCGCGGTTGCCGCGCCAACGCCGGCAACGACTCCAGTCGCCGCAACCTTGCCGATTCCAGAAAGGCCGCCGGTTATTTCTTTAATACTGGCGGCCCCTTTAGAATTGACAAAAATTTCAATTTGAATGGTATTTTTTGCCATTATTTCAATTTTTCCTTTTGCGCCTGGATTTTTTCAATCATTTCCCGGGTCGTTAAATCCTGCAACATTTCCAGCAAATCACGCCCGCGCGTTTCTCGCAATTGTTGCGGCGTTATACCATACATTTGGCGCAATTGATATTTGATTAGTTCAAGCGGCGGCTTACCTTGCGCCCCCCATAAGAAGTCGGCAAGCCGCCGTTTCAGTTTTTTCCCGCAAAATCAGGATTCGCGGCGGCCTTAACCGCATCACCGACCGCCTCTTGAATAATGAACAAATCCAACCCACTATAACCACGGTTGCGAACACCGCCAACCACAAGACGGTCGAGAGTATCTAAAACAACGCCCATTGTTACACCTTCAACCCGCGGGTCTAGTTTTTCCCAGTCTTCTAATAACATTTCATCTAAATCAATTTCCAATTTGATGGTTTTGCCCTTCTGGGTTGTAACCGTTGCCGTGTTATCGGGTTGGCTTGCTGCCTTGTTAGTTTTTTGTTTTGCCACGATTCATGATCCTTTCACGCTATGCGATTCAATAAAGAGTATTAAATTTTTAACTGTCAACAATGGTGGTTGTCCAGCCGGGAATCTTGAACTTAAAGCCGCCCATAATTGGGTCACCGCTGGCGGCGTCCAATTGCGGATAAGTGAAGCCCGTTAACCGCCCTTCACCGCTGGTTAATTGCTCATATCCCGCGCCATCGCCGCGCGGCGTTACGCGGACATAGAATGCGTTATCACATCCGGTTTGCTCAAACAATTCCCTTACGGTTTCATAAGCGTCCGCATCCGTTTCATTGTAAACAATGTTGATTGACGGTTCAAGCGGTTCTTTTTTGCCCGCGCCGATAATCGCAGTATTTCCGTCAAGGGTGTAAATCTCACCATTTATAACGGTTTGCTCATTATCAGAAAGGGTGTTAGTTGCGCCTGAAATATCCGTCCAACTGGCGGCGTCCGAACTAATTTCAACTTTACCACATGCCATACTTACTTGATTCGATACTTGAGTCATTTGTTCACCTTCCTTTGTTACCTACTGGCAACGGATCACCTATCAATCACCTTTTTTTGGTGCGGGCGGCTCAATTGCCCGCTGGACTTCTGTTTGCCATTTATCAACCGTTTGGGCGGATTTGTGATTAAACAAATCGGTTATTTCCGCTTTTTTTTCATCGCTTGCATTGAGTAAATCAGAAACAGAAACAACCCCAATTGTTTCCAGTTTTGCCGCCCGTTTTGACCATCCAGCCAATTCAACAATGGGCGGCGTTGCCACTAATGCGACCGCCTTGTTAGCAATAAGGCCGCCCAAAACATCCGCCGGATATTGAGACTCCGGAAATGTTTGCCCCTTGCTTAACCCGCTGGAAAGCGGCGTTTTTTTTATCACCCTATACCATAACACTATTTAACCCCCTTTTTTAATATTTGCACAACCTGGATTTTCTATTATGTCACGCTGTCAGATTGATTCTGGGCGTTTAAGCGAAAAATAAGGGGATAACACCCCACTAAATTGATCATTTGTCCAATCTAGACAATGCCCAACATAGTAACACATTACTATAAGCCATATTAACACCACTTTTTGTCATCATTGCACAATAAAAAATAAGGCCAAAAGTACAAATAAGGATATAACCCCAAAACTCGGGTTAAATCGCCCTTTTTTTCGCGCGCCGGCGGCCCAAATTTCCGTAAATAAAAACCGCGGTTTTCCATTAAAACAACCTTAACCGCAAGATGAAACGCGCGCCGACATAACTTATAACATCTTGCCCGTATTCAAATGTCACCCTATCCGCGCGCCATTGGAAAGACTTACAATTTACGATTCCAAATGGTTGGGTACATGGCTGGGCTTTAATTTTGGCCCGAATCGCTTGTACACCATCTATCAATTTCACCATATCATCACCAATATTAGAACGCTGGGTCGCGTAATAATCCGCGTGAATAATTATTGTTTCTTGAATAACCGGGCCATCTGAATCACCTAAGGTTAATTTTTGGGTTGCGCCCGAATCGGAGTCCACCGTTTCAATTGCTTCCCAATAAACTTGGAACGTTTTGTCCGTGTTTATCCCTTCCGTTAATTCATCATAATTTTGTGGGTCGTTCAAATCCCCGGCGGCTTCTAATTCCTTGCCTAATTCAAAATAAACCGCGGTTATAATTTCCCCTAATTCATCGGTTGCATAACGAGTCATTTTGTCAACCTTTTTACATGATCCTCAAACGCCTTGTTAATATTTTTCACGTTCGACTCCAGCGCCCTGGCAAGAAACCGGCGCGCCGCCAGGCCGCGCCGCCCGATTGCCCGTACCACAGTATAAGCATTCATACCATGCCGGCGCGCCCAAACTCGCAACGCGGAAATTGGCGGGAAATGCGGTCGCGTTCCTAATTCCATAAAGGGCGCATATTTTACACTCGACCCGACTATGCCTTGCACCGAATTCCACAAAGTTTTTACAGCCGGCATAATAGAAGCCCTTAACCGCCCGGTATCAACCGGCGCATTCTGGCGCGCGGATCCGGTAACAATTGAAGTTGCCTTTTTCATTGGCGGAACCAAACCCGGGCCGCCAATTCCAGATTCAACCCGTTCTAACTTTCTTATGGTTGCGTTTAATCCCTTAACTGTTATGGTATTTGTCATGCCGGCCTGGGGCGCATAAATCGCCCGTTAACAAGAATCTGTTTAATATCTGGGTCTAATGCTTGCCTGTATAGCAATGTGCCTAATTCCCCAGAAGCCAACGCATCAGACATGGCCCCTTCATTTCGCTTGAACCATCGCGCCGCTTGCATTAAAGTCGCTTCCCGAATCGGTGCCGGCGTTTCCGCGGCATAACCCCAACGCGCCGATATTTGAACCATTGGAAGCGCCCGCCCACGGTGCCGGCGCTTGTTCATGCGCCCGCTGGGGAAAATGGAATAGTTGCCATTAGGGTCAATCATAAGTCCTTGGTATGGCTTGAGTATATCCAGCGGTTGAAAATCTGGCTCGATTGCCGCGCCGCCAAATGCTATCCAATCGGAATCGGCCCATGCCGTGTAGTCTGTATCGGTTATTGTATCTTTTGCGGCAACCGATACGATAGAAACACAATCCGGAATATACATATAATTTTTACCGGATCCAAAAAACACTTTTTCGCTTGCTTCCGAATCCGCCAAAAAACCGACCGGATGATTTGTAAAACTATCTATCATATCGCCGGCGGCGGCAATAATTTCGTCTAGTATTTCATCTTCAAAACTAGTCGTGCGATTTATACGCTTTCTTAAATCGCTGGCGTTTGCATAGGCCATAATTCGTTTTCCTTTCTATAAATTCCAACCATTCCATTTTGGTTGGTATCTACAATAGCAATGTCAAAATCTTTACGTCCTAATTCTACTAACATTGTATTTAATGCCGTATATACAATGCGGCTTTGTGTAGGATGATAGTCATGGAATAACATCAGGCCGCCCGTTTTAAGCATATTAAACCAAGGCAAATCCAACCCGATTCGGTTATGATCACCGTCCACAAAAATAAAATCAAACGGCTTCCCATAATATCCCTTGAAATAATCCCAACTTTTTGATTGAATTACTTTCACATTCTTGAATGGTTGTAAATTCTTTTCCGCGGTTACCACTTCATGCGGAACCGGGTTTAATGTTTCTATTTCCGCCATCGGCGCGGCCTGGGCGATGATAGAAGCACTATAACCGGCAAACGTTCCAATTTCCAAGACCCGGGCCGCCCCAAAATTGTAATGCTCTGCAATTTGATATAATGCCGCGGCCTGATAGCGCAACAATTTCCTTTGGATCCGTTGCGAACGATTTAAGGCGTCAACAATATGGGGATGTATTAACCGTTTCTCAAGTATTTCCGGACTATCAAAGTATCTCATAAATGCCTCATGACGTATTCAATCCATTTCTGATAATCCAAACATTCGGCGGCCCATTGAAGCGATTCGGATCCGCGGTCCCGAATCAATTCGGGCCGCTGTATGTAAAATTCCAACTTATCCCGCAATTCCCCAGCCGATTGAATGTTAATTACCGGCGGCGGCGGGAAATGATTCCAAACTAATTCCGCATCATACATTTTCGAGAAAACAACGGAACCAGAGGCAAGGGATTCCGTTCCCGTTCGACCCAGACCATAAACCGCCCCATTGGGCGGCATCTGGTCTATTACAATATGCGCCGCCCCTTTACGCTTTAAGCATTCTGCAAGGGGTTGCATCATAATGCGTTCATAATTGAAATTATCATGCGTTTCTTGTAGTTCACTTATCACCGCTTCAATTTCTTTTGTCCCTTTTTGCTGGGCTTTTAATTCCCGGCCTGGCGCGTGAATAATGGTTAACTCTTTTTCCTTTGTGGTTTCAAAAACGGGCTGGGGATGGTGAAGGGGAATCGGTGCCAACCGCGACCGCGGCATTAGATTCGGGAGCAAAAACAACCTGGCGTTTATATCCGCAACAATACCGTCAAAAAATGCCGGGTGTTTGTGGTAAATTGAATCTCCAAAAAATGCAATTGTTTGTTTCCCGCGCGCCCAATGTATCCAATTAAGGTCGGGAGAAACAACGCCTAATGTGTAGGCCGCCATTGAATCGCCTAACACAATTAAGTCGGCGGCGGCGGCCCATGCCTGGGCTTCTGTTATCGCCGCCGGGCCATCCAACAAAAGCCCATTATCATAATCGCGCCAGTCACTTGGGGCAAAAGAGATTAAACGCGATTCGCCCAGCAAGTTAAACGCCGGGACTAGTGTTTCACTACTGGCAAAATCTGGCCCATATACCAAAATAGCGGTTTTCATCGGATCCGCCGCCTTTCAAAATTCCGCCGCCTTTCAAAATATAACTTGTGAATTTTAACCGGTTGCAAGCCAACGCCGCCCTTATTGGCGCTTGTGGGATACTCCAACGCTTCCGCGTCGACTACTGAAACCAATACCATGCCGGTTTTATCTGCTATCCACTCATGAACTTTGCCCGGCAACCACCAAATTAAAAACAATAACCGCCACATGCTTTTATTCCTTTCTTGGCGTTAATATAGCTTTTACATTTCTTTTCTTTATTATACCACTGGATTCTATTTTCCATTTAAATTGGGTATAAAATCCTGTTGTTTGCCCGTATTCCGTTGCCGGATCCGCAAAATGTAACGCGCGTTCACTCCAAAACCAACGGTGAGTCGGGTCATCATGTGCCGTTCTGGATGTATGAACCGGATACTTAATTATTAACCGCCCGCCAGGTTTCAAAAGCCGCCAGCATTCATCAAGCGTCTGTATCAAATCAATTTCCAAATGTTCGGCAACGCTTATTAATTGTATTTCATCAAACGTTGAATCATACCAAGGCCACGGCCTAACATTTAAGTTATGGATTACATCTATTTCCGGCCTATGTTTCCATAAATCATGATTAACCGCACCCTCAATTATTCGATTGCCAGCCCCTAGATTTAATATACGTTTATCCATTTTTCGCCCCCTCAAATTGCCGCACCGCGCGCCAGGCCTGGGGTGAATCTAGGCGGTCGTGAATTCCCTTACCATACCGCCGCGCCTCTACATTATGGTGAATAATAGCCACTTTGCCCGGCGGCATTGGATACCGGTCGCTTGCGTTCCAAATGTTTGATAAAACAAAGGTGCGCATTGGGTTTTTATAAAATGCCCGTAATAACGCCCCTTGATCACGCCCAGCCCACCGGTCGTATTCTGCAAGCCAGGACTCAAAAAATGCCGCGGTTGCCGGCGTTCGCCTGTAAGCAAACACGCCGCCGTTATATTGCATAACTCTATTACATCCAATTTCCGCAACGGTTGCGTTATATTCTTGCTCATTATCGCCGCGATTCATTTGGGCCAAATAATGCCGGTCGTGCATATCCTTACAAATTACAAATTCCCAGCCGGATTCCAGTATATCAAAAATAAAATCAACCGATTCAGTCAATTCCGTATCGGCATCTAAATATAAAACATAACCCCAATTTTTTGGGGCAAGGCGGTCAACGCTTAACTTAGCGAATCGACCGCCTATATCCCTATCCGGCTCATTTACAAAATACGTTTCACCGGCGTTCAAAGGTTGGTCACTTGCCAGCATAACCGGCATATCAGGCATAAACATTTTAATTGAGTTTATTAACCGCCTGGCACAACGCCGTGACGGTTCACCATAGGCAACGCAATAAACACCCCTTAACCCTTTCTGGATTGCGGGCGGATTTGCCACCAGCGGCCCGGTATTATGCAACAACCTTTCAAACGCGACTCTATGGTCGTACGCCCAATTTGCTGGGCTGTATTGCGCAACCGCCGCCCGCAATGATTCCGGGTCCGGCGGCGGCGCATCGATTGCCGTATTAAATGCATCTAATAGCGAGTCATAATCGCCAAGTTTGAATCGATAAATGCCGCGGATGGTTGGCAAATCATCCAGCATACCAACGCCATGCGGAATGATCACCGGCACCCCACATGCCAAAATTTCCAGCGGCGGCATAGGGATTCCTTCAATTCGTGAAGCGCAAATAAACAAATCAAGAGATTGATAAAATGCCGGCAATTGTTTCCAACTATACATTTTTGTCGGCACCGCCCAGCCGCGCCCGCTGGCGGCCCATTCAACCGATTGACCCGCTGGGCATCCTTTCAAGCGGGTTATTAAATCTTCACCCTTACGATTATCATTGTATAGATAACCACTCAAGCCAACGCGCCGGCGCGCGCTTGGCTTCCTGGGCGCTGGGACAAAATTATCTAATTCAACCGCCGGCCTAACCATTGCCAGCGGGCCATGCTCAACCAAATCCGGCCCATAAATGCCGGCGGTAAGCGTTCGCAAATCAACACGGGCGGCAACATCATTCCATAAAGCCGCCTTTTGTGGGTTTTGAGTATCCTTATGAGTAAACCATGCCGCCGACCGCCCTTCCCATTGCCGGCGCTGTAATTCCAAGTAAGGAAAAAAGTAATTTAATTGTGCTTTTGGGTTTGGCGCTTCACCTAATGTCCAACCGGTTTCCGCGGAAAGGGTGCGGGCCAAACGCGGCAAAACTCGGTCGGCATTTAAGCGGGCGGCTACAATATGAACATTCACCGGGCTATTATCTCAACTTTGCCGGTTAAACGTTCGGTTACTTGCTTACCATCTTGAGTGTAGTCAAATCCAAACAATTTAAGCGGCCTGATTATATAGCCATCAATTGAATCCGCGACCCGTATAACATCGGTTACGTTTTCCCCATTGAAAAATACACTATTTGTTTTGTGTATTTTTGCCGCATTGCTGGCGGCGTTTATGTTGATATTCAAATAAATAATTACTTCCCCATAAACTTTATCAATTGCCGGGTCGTTACCTTCAACAATAATTGCGCCGGCTTCATTCTTGCGTAATATCTTGACCCAACCATCTATGTTATCGGCTTCAACACAATCCGCGGTTACATTTTCGCCATCTAAAAAAACCGCTTTTACACTTTTATAGTCCGCCACTGTAACAAACATTTAACTACCTTCTCTGGCTTTTGGTGGTAATAATTCCGATTGGTAGTAATTCGGCTGCAACGTTTTGTTATGTGCCGTAACGGGAAGGCCGGGCAAAGGTACACGCGCCCCGGCAACCCGTTTGGTTGCCAGGTCACAATACTCTTGACTAATGTCAATACCGATGTACTGCCGGCCTTGCTCAACCGCCATTTTCAGGGTTGTGCCGCTGCCACACATTGGATCAAGAACGATATCGCCGGGGTTACTCCAAGATATTATATGGTCACGGGCTAGGGCTTCGGGAAATTGCGCGGAGTGGGCATAAGCAAACTTATCCCGTGTGTTTTTCCAATAACCGGCTGGAATGTACCAAATATTATTTCTAATAGTCGTAGCGGCGTAACCGCCGCCACGCCATTGGTTTTTTTTGCCTCCGTCTTTTTGTCGATAAGTTATACCAACCCTATCAAGACCGGCCTTCAATGCCGGTCTTGATAGGGGATTAAAAGTGCTGGGCGTTCCTTTGCTAAAAACAAACATATATTCAAAGCAGGATTGATACCGATTATTATTCATCGGTGGCTTGTCTGTTTGGTAAATCATTGTATCGTGAACATTAAAGCCGATTGACTTAAAATACAGTTTTTGCACATCACTGGTACAAGTCTCACTCCCGTTCACCGTCGCATCAGCCACAATCCAAACCACTACGCCGCCAGGCTTCGTCACCCGCCAAAGTTCTGCGGCTATTGGTTCAAAATCAAACGTGTATCCGTTGTACTCCCGCATGTCGTCATAAGGCGGAGAGGTTACGGTTAAGTCTATCGAGTTGTCTGGTATGTGGCGGCGCATTGTTTCGCCACACTCACCACAGTAAATTGTGTTGGTTTCATAAGATTCTTTCATTTAACTACCTTGCCTTTCCAAATTGATGTTCAATGATTGACCCTTTTTCACTATTCCAATCTAAACCCAAAAGCCAGGTTTTAACTGGATGGCGATGGAACGCCCGTACAAAAGCCGCCTGGTCTTTATCCCTGAAACGTTCCCACTCCGCGCGCCAGGCCGAAAATAAATCATTACAAGCCATGCGATTAAACATCAGGACGCCGGCTTGAAATTGAAGCGGCATAGGGTTGGCGGTTTCATCCAACGTTAACCGGCGTTCCCTTTCTTCAATATGCTGAAACATCGCCGCCCCTTGATTTACCGATGGTGCCAAAACTAAGTCGTAAAAATCCAACATTTTCACCGCCGGCATTAAATCCGCATGGATTCTGGTATCGGCATCCAAATAGATGATGCGATCGTATGGTGCCAAAATATCAACATTCAACTTTGCCCAGCGCGCGCCCGGGCCGGCATCCGGCATTATAATAGTGTTTACACCCTTACTATCAAACGGTCGGGAGCAAATAACAGAAACCGGGAAACCATTATGTTTACGCAAGGTGTTAATACTGGCGGCGGCTTCAATCCGCGCGCGCGCGCCAAACGCGACATAACAGACGCCCGTTTTATCCAACATATTCATGGATCCCTAAATAAAAATCAAGGGTGCCGGTATTTTGGCCCGGGCACATACAACGCGCCCATAATTTTGACCCAGCCGGTGCACGGCCTGTTTGCACCTTGGTAATGCCCTTAAAGTCGGCCCAAATTTCAAAGTTTTCCGCGGTTGCCGGCGCGCTTGAGAATCGGCAAGATACATAATTCAGTTTTGCGTCTGCCTGGGGTTGTATGGTGCGGTTAACCGCGCCCGTTTCTGAAAATCGATATGTTTTTAATGCGAATAAATCAGCTATCATAAAACACCTTTTATTGTTCAACCCAAATAGTCGGCAATGCCAAGATATACGGTTTTACTTCCCATAATGCGCGCAATAATGATAAATGCGGATCGCCGCCCGCTTGCAAATCTGATAGATATAAATCTATCAATTGCTCAGTTGCAATTGCCCGGCGTAAAAACATCATGCCCGGTTCATAAACCGGGACTCGCAAATCCGGAATTAAAGCCGCGGTTTTCTCGCGTTCGGCGGCGGTTCCGTATTCTTTAGCTAATCTGTTGTAATCTGTTATGGGGACTAAAACTTCAAACTTATCCAGCAAGCTAAACGCCGCCGGCAATAGTTTAGTATTAAGGAATATTTGCGGATCCCAAATGAGAGTCCGCTCAAATGCTAATTGTGGGTCACCGCTTTTAATTTCCAAGGTTGTTTGTATATCTGGCTGGGCACCTATGCAAACGATTCCGGATTCGGGCGGTATTACTAAATTAAGGGTTGCCGGGTTGCAAATCTCAACTTGCCCAGTGGCGACTCGTTGCCTGGCGGCCCCTTTTGGTAATTGAAACCAGTCGCCCGGGTGTTTGGTTTCCATTTCGGCATGTTCATTGGTTATGTAATTTATAGTAATTGCCTTAACCCATACGTTTGCCACTTTTACCCCAGCAAATAAAATATTAAATTGATAAATTCCAACGGGCGGCCCATATGGGCCGCCCGTTGGAATGCGGTTTAATCTACAATTTCATCCCAATTGGCGGTATCAACTGGTTTTGTTTTCGGCTCAACCCCATACAAGGTCGCCCCAAAAATTACGGTTGCACCGGCGGTTGTAACGTAAAAGCGAACGTAACTGCCATTGACGTCCAATTCTTCGCCGCGTAATTCAATGGCAACCTTTGCCGGCGTATCCCCATCAGCTTGAGCCAATTGAGTGATTGTTTTTCCAGAAATTGCCTTGACGCCGGTTCCCGCGGAATCTGACGCCTGTTGAATACCGGCGTCAATGGTTGCGCCCGCGGCGCAATCGCCAACGTCCAATACCAATAAATGCCGGCTATGTTTACTTGTGGAAAGGTAAGCGGAATTGTGAGTCCCCGGGCCATGATCATCGGGCGGCATAATTGCCAGCGGTTCCATTTTTTCGGTCGCGCGTTCGGTATACATTTATAGTTACCTCCTATTATGTTAGGGCGGCGGATCCGCCGCCCCTATTGATTAATCACTTAACATGCCATTTGGCTGGGATTAGGTGGTAATGGTGGTTCCCAAAACAACAAAGGGTGAAACCTGGGTCGACCCGTCCTCATAGGTGAAGGGTTTTGATAACCACGGTTGCCCGCCAACCCTATGCACCGCGCGCCAGGATGTAATATCATTTCGGAATTTGTAATGCTTGCTTGCATCGACGGTTGTTGCTTTCCGGTCACCCACAAGATACTTTTTGAAGTCGTACAAACCAAGGTCGCCCTTGGATCCCAGCGCCGGACAATGCTCGGAAAAAATCACCGGATAACCAAACAAGGTCGCCGGCATTCCATCGCGCGCATTAGGCATAAACACATATGAGGGATTCCCGGTCGGGCCGGATAATTCCATCAATTCAGATAAAATGTTTTGGCTTGCCATCCATACCGGGTTGGATCCCTGGAACGCTTCAAGTATGCGAATCACGTCCTTAATTGAAACCGCGCCGGCGACGTCACGGGTTGCGGTAATGGTTGCCGTTGCATTGACAACGCCCAACGGTTGCCCGCTTCCGCTGCCTTTCAAGAATGCATTTTCCTCATACCAATTGATTGACCCGCGAAACACCTCACCTAACAAGGCTTCAAGGCTAACCGCCGAATCTTCCAACAATTCGTCGGTTGCTTCGGTATAACATACCAACTTATGAGCAATTAATTGTTCTTGAATGAATGATGGTTCCGTTTCATCCTTTTCACCGCCAGACTCAGTCCATTGGGCCAAAACGCCGCCAAACCAATGGGGTTGACCGCTGGTTGTGCCCGTTTGGTTGAGTACCGGGAATCGGATAGCGCGCCGGCGCATTGGCATGATGGTTGCCCGACTTCGGATAGTAGTGGGCGGCGCTTCAACCATGTAAAGGGTGTTATCTTGCTCCGTTGGCACCAAAAAGCCGCCGGATGCTCCAACGGATTCGTCAAGGGCTTTCCCTTCCATATCCAGCCAGCCCGTTTTAGTTTCGCCGGTATCATCCGGTTCATCAGTAAACGTTACCGGATTCAAACGTAGGTCGGGTCGTCCTTTGAACGTTGCGGCATAAATGGCGGAATAGTAATGCCCCATTGTATCGAATACCTTTGATTTGGTATTTTGCGGGCCTTCTGGCGGGTTGTGAGTATCCATAACAGACGCCAAGGTTTCCCCAGCGCCCTTGATAGCCAAAAGGGACTCAATTTGGGCGGTTAAATCTTGTCCGCCCTTAACCATATTTTCGGCTTTTTCCCGGTCTTCCGCGGTTACATCATCAGCGGTTAAAATTGCTTCCGCATCAAAAAACAACTTGGCGGCCTGTTCTTTCATTTCCAGCATTTTTTGTCCGTTGACTTTCATTTTAGTACACCTCCAACAATTTCAATTTCTGGGTTGCTATTTGCAACCTCAAAATACTATGATTTGTTTTGGGTGAATCGTCATCCGGCGGCCCGGCGGAATCGGTTTGATCATCCGAGTCCGTGGGTGCGTTTGTGGACTTGCCATCCGGCCCATTATCAACATTAGAATCAGCGCCCATTGTTTCGGCGCTGGCTAATACCTCATTTATTGCGGCGGCGGCGGCTTGCAGTTTTGCTTTGTTTGCCTTATTCAATACCGCGCCGGCTTTTGTTTCCGTTTCCGGTTCATCATCTTTTGGCGGATCCGCTGGCGGGTGCCAATTCTTAAATAACTCACCTTGCAACGCGGCGTCCGCCGCCATTGCGCGCCCAGCCCATTCGAGCAAGGCCGCGGAAAATTGGGCTAAACTTCTATCAATAATTTCGATTTTTTGGTCTAGTGGGAAGTCGGTATTATCCGCGCGCAATGTACTAAATAATACTTCATGTAGTGTATCGAAAATTTGCCATCTTTGATCCCATAATTCCGCTTCAATTTGGTTATTACTTAATTGGGTTGCAAAGTCGGCAAGTTTCATGCCTTTGGCGTTGGTGGTAGTAGTTGCCTCATTCATACCCCATAACACCGGGCTAACCTCATATAATTTTATAGTGCGTAGATTCCGGATAGTATTATCGCCTACGGTTTCAAAATCAAAATCAAGGGCATCATAACCAAAAGACCATTCACGGATCCAATCTTTTGAAAGGCGATAAAATACCGCCGCGCTTCTGGCATCCTTTGCCGGGTCTGGCTCAAACTTTACAGTAATTTCCGCGCCGCCTAGCGCATCCGGAAACGCTTTGATAACTTCTGGCGGCAATTCATCCCGCGGGACTTCACGCAATTTAACGGGTTTTCCGATGGTATCACCGGTTGATTCATATCGGTGATTATCTAATACCAAAACCTTTGACCCACGTTCGGCAAATGTTTTAGTAAATGCGCCGGGCCATGTTTTATCGCCGCCGGAATCCACGTTCCCAAATACGGAAAAAATTGCGGTTACTAACCCTTCCGATTCATCAATATTCGTTACATAAGCGTCGACCGCCTTTCTTTGCCATTTCATATTAACCCCCTTATGTTACTTTCTGCATACATTTTATCATATTTGCGACCTGCTTTCAATCGCTTTTATTTGGTTTCCGCCGGGCCTTTTTTGCGCCCGCGCGCCGGCTTCACTAAAACCACTTCAACCGGTTTTGGTACGTATTCATTGCCGCATTCTGGGCAATGCACATTAAAGCCGCCTGGGGTAAATGTTAAATGCCGCCCGCATTTGCCACAATTGCCACTATAAATTGCTTGCTGCCCGACCGCCGACTGAAATTGTATGTTTTTCATTGGTTTTTATCCTTTCTTGATAAATTAAACATAATCGGCTTGCTGTATGCCGTTCTAAGCGGTTTTTATTGGCGGCGCATAGTAACATACTGCTATGGGTGTATAAACCCGCGTCCGCTGAAATGGGCCTATTTTCCAGCCCGAATCTGCTAATCATCCCATACCGGTAACACTGTGCAACGGCAATTAATGGTTTCTTTTGCGGATCCGCGCGGATCTCCTGGGAATCTCATTTCGGATCCGCCAACGTCAAAGGATTCGGTTATTCCAACGGTTTGCCCGCTGGCGCTTTTATGGGTCGGGCGGACTCTATTGTCGCCCGTTGCTAACCATTCTTTTTTCGGTACACCCCAAACGCCAAATGTTGCCATTGACGCCGCATTGCTGGCGCGCATGGTTTCCGTTCTTACAATCGCTTCCGTTCGATAATATGGCGCGCGCTGGGCTAACCATTCAAAATCCTCTGGAGTCAATTCGCCTGTTTTCCATTGTTCAAACATCTGGGCTAAATGTTTGGTTGCTTCATTGGTTCCCCAGCCATCATCAATCCCCTGTTGTAACAATTCGGAAATTGCGCCGGCGCTGGTTTCATTTATAGGCTGGGCAAAAATTAGCTTGTATTCTTCCAACCAATTTTGAGATAACACGTCGCCCGGCGGCGTATCAAATCCAAATGTTTCATTTAATTGTAACACCTTTGCCGCCGCCAAAATATCGATTGCCGCATCTAATGCGTCAGTCCAAATTGTTTCCGCCAGGCCGCCCGGCCCATAGTATTCATTCACCGCGTCAATAGTTGCGGTAAAATCAACCGTTGCCTTTGCCGCCCTTGCCGTTTTGCCCGCCTTACCTATCATTGCGGCAACATCGCGGAAATTTTGTTCAAACGCCGCCCGCACCGATTCCGCAAAAAGCGATTCATGGTCAATCGCCAATTCATCCGTTTTTACCCAAAACTCAAACGGGTCAATTTTGGCGGCCTTGGATTCGCTTGCTGGGGATTGCCCAGCCGATTCGGATCCGGATTCACTATCTGAATCCGCGCCCGTTTCCGCTTCTGGCGCGCCCGATTCGGTTTGCTGGGCATCAACCGGCACCCCCATGCCCAAAACAAACGGCAAAATTGTCCGGTATTCATCCCGGGTTATGCCGCCGGCGGCAAATGCTTCCGTTGCAAGTGAAAACCTTTCTTTTGCGGTTAAGGATAGCGCCGGCACTTGGGTTAAATCAAATTGTACAAATTCCCCATTATCCCCTTGTAAATAATATCTATAATCCGCCTCAAACCATGCCAATTCTGGGGACATGGTATCTTCCCAAAACATCCGCCTGTCGGTTTCTTTATTTGAATATGTTGATTGCACCATTTGCGGCCTGGATTCAATTAGGGTCATGGGAACGCCCAGCGGCCCAACAATCCGCGATTCGTTCCTGGCATCAATAACTGATAAATCCATATCCTTAAATGATAACCCGATTTGTTGATATTTGCCGCCCTGGTCTAATACTGCAATATCGACCCAGTTTTCATACCCCCCGTAAATTTCCATGAAGCGTTCCCGCGCGGTTGTAACGTCTTCTGGTTCCATCGGAACATCATACGATAAAACGCCCGGCGGCATTGCGCCATTTTCAAAGAATTGTTTAAGATAATCAGTCGCGCTATTATCAACGTCAACGGCCCGGGCCATTGGTTTAATGGGAGAAAGGCCATAACCTAAACCCTCCAACGGATCCCCTGGATTAGGCCATTTGATATGAATTATATCTTGTGGTAAAAATGGTTCGCCATCTTCAACCGCGACTCCTTCTGGCACATATAAATAACCTATTAAATCGCGCTTGTTTTTCTTAGGCACAATATAAACGCGGTCGGGACGCAATAGGTATAACGCCCTGGGCACCTTTGTTTTACGTTGCCGGATAACGGCAATGTAAACATTGCCCGCCAGGTTAAAATATAAATCGGCAAGCCCTTGGAATTCCCGACCCGATTGCCAACGGTTTGGGCGGCTAACTAATTGCTGTAATGCGTTATCCGCCGGTAATAATTCCGGCGCATCATAAGTCCCTGTATAAGCCCGCAAGGGTGCCATTGTAACCGACCGCACCTTGTAAGAAGCCGCCGCAAATAGAATCGCATTTTGTGAGTAACCCTCATTCACATAGGCGTCATAATTGGTTAATTGCCAGGTTGGAACGCCATCACGCCAGGCCGGAATCATATAGGGCGCGCGCTGGCGCGCCTTACGGTTAACCATTGGGCCAAACGCCGCCCAGCCATGCCGGTAAAATGATAGGGCCGCCCGCGCCCGTTGTAACATATTCGGTTTCTGCATTTTTACCCCCTTTCCCAACTAAGGGAATCAACCAACAAACACGCCGCGTTTTGGGCCTGGATAGTTTGCCAGTAAAATGGATTCACCTTCATCCGGCGACCGGCCTAACCGTTCAATTATATCCTCTTTTGGTTCGACTAGTATGCCGCCTGTAGTCGGCTTATATGTTGCCGCGCATAAATCCGCAACAATTTGCGGGCCTGGCGGTAATTTTACATCATCCCCGTAAATAGGGTCAAGCGATTCGCGCATTCGCCAATAGTATTCCGCCCTTATATTTCGCATTTGCAGAGTCCCGCTTCTATCCGTATATTTCGATGGCCCGCCGGCGTTAACGGGCTTTACTTTGCCCGGGAATCGTGTTTTTAATGAATCATATGCGCTGGATCCAACGCCAACCACGTCAATATTGATGTAACCCGGCAGCGTTGGTATTGCCCGGGCTATTAAATCGGCGGCGGTCGGACCATCTGGAGTCAAGCGGCCTGGATAGCTTGTAACCTCATTAAAATAATTACCTTGCCGATTGCAAACCGTTGTTTTATCACGCCCGCCGCGCGCAACGTCGACTCCCGTTCCTGTGATTGCTGTAACCGGTTGCTCACATTTTAACCAACGTTCTTGGGCCGCCCGCACCCATGCGGTCGGTATCACTTGCCAGGGATTCGCCTCTTTTGCGGCGGCAAAATTTCCATCTAAAACCTGACTCCGCAACGGTTCCGGCAATGATTGCAAAATGGACTCGTAATTGGTATCTGCTAACCAAGGGTTATCACTTAATTTTGATGGTATAAAAGTCCGGCTTAACGGTTTGATCATCCGCCCGTTATGCTCAAACGGGTCACCGTTTTTTAATTCGGTTTCCTTACCATCTATTGTAGCATACCAACGCAATTCACCGGGCCGGGCCGGGTTTGGGTGCGTAAAATCGTCCGGAAATAGCCATGCTATCCAAGGTAAAAAATAATCCACTACCCAGCCGCCCGACTCATCAGATGGCGGATTAAATGTCATCACAACCCGGCACCGCTGGGCTGGATCTGTGGAACGCAACCATGCAATAATAAACTCAAATTGACTCCTTGAAAATTCTGTAATTTCATCGAATCCATAAAAGTCCCGCGGGCGGCCCCTTTGTTTCTCTTTATCTTTTTCATACTGGCAAGACTCAAATTCTATCTGTTTTCCGCCATCCAACATCCAGCGATGTAAGGATTCATTGTACGAGTCTTTTGAATGGCTTATATCATCCGGATTCAATATTTCGCGTGAACGTTCAATAACCGCCCGTAAGGTTGGAAAAACGCGCCGGAAAATTACCGACCTTTTATGTTGCGTTGCCGCCAAACCTAATAATAAATCCGTTTTGCCGCCGCCCGCTTGCCCGCCAAAACCCAAAATATCCGCCTTGGATTCCATCGCAAGTCGTTGCGGGTTTGGCGTTCCATCATCGGAGTCCGGATTCGGTTTCCATAGTAAACGGGCGGCGGCATCTTTTGTTTTTAGTCCGCGCCGGCGCGCTTCAAGATGCGCCCGCGCTTGAATTTCGTAAAACATCATAAGGACTTTCACCGCCGGCAAGTCGCATTATTTGATCATCGGAAAGCGATTCATAATCAATATTTAATACCGGTTGAACATTGCCGCCTATCAATTTATGAATCCTCACAATATCACGTAATGCGCCCAGCGAATCATGTAGTTTAATTTTTGGCCCGTATCTTGTATAACTAATTTCACTTACCAAATGCCCGCCGGCCTTAACTTTGTCCATATCTATAACTAATAAGGTGCGGTCACCTTGCGGGCCTGGAACCACTTGCACCGATAAGAAGTCGCCCAAATTAGCCCGGGCAATATCCGCCAATCGCGCAACCGCTTCCGCCGCCGGCATACTATGGGCGGCCCAATATTCGTCAATGGCGGCTTTAATATTCGGCTTTTTAAGATTTTGCGACCCGATATTTGCCCAGCTAACCGAATCGCCATTATATCCCGCCAATTCCGCGGCGCGCGTTGCATTAAATTTTGCCTCACCTAAATAATAATTCACAAATGCCTTTTGTTTACCCCTTAAGGCCATGATACTAACCTTTCAATAATTTTGGTACGGATCCTGTATGATTTGCCCAGCGGTCGAGTATAACCGCGGCATAACCTGGGTCAATTTCCGCGGCATAACAAAGCCGCCCAATGTTTCCCGCCGCAATTAAAGTTGAACCGGAACCGGCGAATCCATCAAACACAATACCATCCAGCGGGCACAAATCTCCAATTATTTCTGCGCAAATTCTAACGGGCTTCATGGTTGGATGTATTGCCCGTTTGCCGCCGGCGGCCTTGACTCGCGCTTCTGTAATCAGATTCCCGCGGAAAAACTCAAGCGCCGCTTTTTCCCTGGCAAAAACAACCGCCATTTCATATTGTTCACCATAACCGCCCTTGCCATGTAAACCTGGGCTTTTCTTATCCCAAACAATCACAGTTTCTATATCCCAGCCAGTAAAGGCGGCTATCAATTCGACATATGTATGCCATTGCACCCATACAACGCAAAAATTACCCTTGATAACATTGTCAACAATGCCGGGCAATTCAAAAATTGTGTTTGTGTTTTCATCGCCGGCGATGTAACGCAAACCCAGCCGCCTGCGCCCGTATCCGGTACTATTCCCATAAGGCGGGTCAGTAAAAACCATACTTGCCTTTTTACCGCCCATCAATAGCGCCAGGTTTTCAACATTTGTTGAAGAGTCACATAAAAGGCGATGATTGCCCAGCCCCCACAATTGCCCGGCTTCAACCCCATATTTCTGGGCTAATTCGGCGGCCTGGTCAACATTTGCCGGCGTATCCCGCCCCGTGTTTTGTTGCTCATTTTGATCATTGGTAAATATTTGGCCTATTTCATCGCCATTATACCAATGGGATAAATCAACCCCTTTTAAGCTATGGGCCTTCAAGGTTGCCGGATCCATTTTTATTCCAACCTGGGCGGCCCGGTTCAATCCTATTGAAATTTCACGCGCTGGATTATCGGGATCCGTTAAATCTAAATCATTATAACGCAAAAAAACCGGGACTCCCGGTTTCGCGTCAACAATTTGTATTTCTTCCATTCCCAGCGATTTATACATATCACGCCGGTTATTGCCGCCAACAATGCCGCCATGAACATCTAAGACTCCCGCCTCACGCGCGCCATATTGCTGGATTGAATGTTTTAGCATTTGCGTTCCACGTTGTGTATGTACGTTTGGGTTTTCCGGATCCAAAGTCAATGAATCAAGCCCAGCATTTTCAATTTGCTGGGCGGCTTTTTTAGTCATAACGACTCGCTTTCATTTGGGATAATTGGGGATAAATTGGGAAATTGCTATTGTTGGGAACCCGGTTTCCCAATGTTGGAATTGCAATTATTTTAATCATCGCCCTTTGATTCGCTAGGTCTGGGCGGCAATGTCACCCCTTCCGCTTCTGCGATGAATTCATACCAACCCGCCAGCGTTGCCAAATCCATAAACTTGGCGTCTAGTTCTTCACTTTTTGTTAATAATTCGTCACGGCGTTTTAATAACTTTGCCGCCTCTTTTATTCGTGTTTGATCAATATGCAAGATGTTACGCAAATCACGAATCACCAAAAATTGTTGTTGACATAGGTCCCGCATTGTTTCCGCGACTCTATCCATAGTCCGCGCCGGTTGGCGCTGGCTATCTTGTTTATTGCTCACATTACCCCCCGGCGGCTATTTGCTGCCTTAAATTTTGATTTTCAGTTTTTAATAGTTCGATTTGGTTTTGTTGTAGTTCCGATTCGGTTTCCAATGCGGTTATGCGTTCCCATGCTTGGGCCAAATGTAAGTCACGTTCGGCAATTTTGGCTTTTAGGTCTGCTATATTCGACTCCAGCCCTTGCCTAACCTGACATAATTCCGCGCGTAAATCCTTAACTTGCTGCCTGTAATATTCCCTATCTTGGGCCATATCATCTAGCAAGTCAGTCGCGGCGGTCGTGGTTGCCGCTGAAATTTCGGCTTGCCCTTTCTGGCGTTCCAATTCCAGCGCCTTTTGTGCCAATGCGGACTCGGCGCTGAATTTTCTATAAGCCAGGATTGACCCGGCAAATGATGTTATTGCGGTACCGATGGCGACCGCCGCGGTTGGATCCATTTGAGTTATTATTTACTTGTTAATAGTCGAGTATGGGCCACGGTGCCGGCAAATGCCGCCATGCCGCCCGCCATAATTGCGGGCCACCAAACCCCAGCCCAGTCAAGCCACGCGCCATCTATCGCGCCCGTTGCGATGGCGGCAACGGTTGCGCCGATAGGAATCACAAAACAGGATAAAATAAAAACAAGTCGACTCCATTTCGGTTCCAACTTGTTATACCACGGCACATAATCCGCAAGAAAGGAAAGCACAAAACCAACCGCGGTATTAAGGCCGGCACCCATAAGCCATCCTAAAAATTCGGGCCATGTCATCAATTCCGGAATCACTAAATCACCCCCTATCTATTTAAAATTTTTGTTTGTGTATAGTATAACAAAACGGCAACGCGGCGTCAATCGTTTTGTATTGCCGCCAGGCATAAACGGGCCTTTTTTACCATAATTTTTATAGGCCAAATCGACAGAAGCCGTTTTAAGCGGTTTTTAATGGGCTGGGCATAGTAGTATACTGCTATGGGTGTATAAACCCGCGTCCGCTTAACCTGGCGGCCTGGCGGCGGCGTTTGGCCTGTTTGGAATCCCCATATTTTTAGGCAACAAAA